GCATAAAAACTAGCTGTAAAAGTATATTTACCTGCTTTTCCACTTGGAACTGTAAATTTATTTGATGCAAAAGCATTATCTGTATCATAAGATTCTGCACCAAAAGTAACTATGGTAGTTGTAGCACTTGAAAAACTTTGAGTGGAATTAGCATATGCTTTAAATGCTGGAGTGTTAGTTCCACCAATACTAGCACCATTTTGTTGTAGTGTTCCTGTAAAGTTGTATGCGTCTGATAAGTCCATACTCTCTGCTATAATTTTACTAAATGCCATAATTTATCCTATGTAATTAATTTGTATCCACCAAATTCAGTTGATTTTGTACCAACAGCAAGTGAACCTGTTCCAGAGTTTACAACAATTTGAAAATAAGACTCAATATAGTCAGAACTTCCATTCATATCAATCACTGCTTGGTTCATTACACTATTATCATATCCACCATAATTATTTCTAAAATCTAATTGATAACTAGAATATAAACTTCCATTTTTATATATGCTAGATACTACTTGTTTTGCCGCACTATGGTCTGTACTATCTAAATAAAATTTAGCATATATTAAATATTTTCCAGCTACTTGAGGTGTAAATCTATAATTTGTTGAGTGATCATAAGCACTATCAGTATCAAAAATTTCTACATTACCTTGATATTTTGTAAGTGCATTTGCTGATGACGCAGATTGATTAGATGTTCTTGTAACTGCAAATGCTGGTGTATTATTTCCACCAACTAAAGATACATCTACTCTTTTTAAAGTTCCAGCATCTGAAATTAAAAGTTCATCTGTTGAAGCTACACCTGATGCTAATTCTGTTTGCCCTGTAATTACATCAGCAGTTATTTGAGAACTACCTACACTATTTGCAGATGGATTTACTGTTTGACCTACAATGTTTAAATAATGAACTTCTACAATATCAGATGAAACTAATGTGCCACCCAAAGTTAAAGTTTTATTTCCTGTTCCACCTACTGAATATGTTGTGCTATCTTGTTTTACAAAATTAACAAAAACTACAATGTCGTTTTCTGAAGATATGTCATTTGTTAATGTTACAGTCGTACCTGTTGTTGAAGTAAATCTATCTAATAGACCACTTGTAAAATTTGCTTTTGGTGGAAGTCCAATGTAGGCCATTTAGATTCCTATGTGATTTCTAATATTGATAATGTTGCATCTATCTTTGCGGCAACAGAACAATCTATTTTAATTATGTCGGTTGCTTGAACTACAACTTTACCACCTGTTAAAAGTTCTAATGAAGAACCAGCTGGAATACTAACATCTTTTGCTAATAAAACTGTTTCGTTTGTTTCTGTATCTGAAGTATCTGATACTAATTGTACATCTGCTGTGACAGATGTTGTATGAATATTACAAAGAACTAAACCAATAACAACTGTCGTTGTAGAATTTGGTACTGTGTACAATGTTAATGGAGTTCCAGCACTTGCTGGCATTGCACCATTTGTTTTTACTTTAAAAGTATTTGCCATTTAATCTCCTTATCCTAAAGCTATCGCAAGTGGTAAAGCATTTGGGTCAGTTTCTGATATTGTTCCTGTTACTGACATTGTGCTTGTTATTGCATTTGATGATATGTTGATTTGAAACAACTCTACATTATCACTACCATCATTTATTTTAACCTTTAAAACTCCTGATGTTCCATTATCAACCCAAATTGTACCAGCGGCAACAGAACTAGGTGCAGAACTACCAATATGACTTGTGTTTAATGCTCCTAAAATATTGTTAAGTTCAGAACGAAAAGTTCCGAAAGCTTGATTTGCAAGTGAAACATCTGTAACTTGTGACATAATTCTTTATACTCCTATTTGATTAACTTTTCAAGCCTACTCCTTGTGCTCTAAAATCAAAAGTTTTGCTTATTATTGTATTACTACTATTTTTAAACACAATGTCAAAGCCTGTTTTTGATTTATTTGTTATAACAAAAAAATCACCTGATGCAAGGTCTTGTCCTGTAACAGTTAGATTTGGTGTTGCGTAAAAAGCATTTGTAAATGTAACTGATTTTGTAGATGTTCCAGAGGCAATATCGTCGCCTGTTTCTGATCTTTTTTCTAAAACTAATTTAACTTGTAATCCTGTTATTAATGGTTTTGCTTTATTGTTATCAGATGTTAAAACAGTTCTAAATTTAAAATACCTACCTTTAAAAGTTCCCTGTTGTGCAACTGTTGTAAATGAAGATATAGCACCAAGACTTGATGTTGAACTACCTATTTGTAATACTGCTGAATTATTTGTTGGTGCATTTCCATCAAATGGTGCTGGTGCATCATCAAAGTTGGTAAATCCTCTACCAGAATCAAATAAATCGTAAGGGTCGTCAGATTCCATAGTTATTTGTACTTGAAATGTTGCATCATAGGTTGCATCTAACGAAACTGTATTGTCAAAAATATAATTACCAGAGCCTGTTATATTATTTGCAATTCCGCCTGTATCAAAAAAGAAACCAGAAGTATCAGCATCATCAAAATTGCCTGATCTATCATCAAACAATGTTATTGTGTCTAATGTAATTGCTGGATTACTATTTTTATCTAATGTTTTAAATGTATTTGAAAAGGTTCCATTGAAATTGGGTTCTTCGTTAAAAGTAGATACATCTGTAAAGGCATCAAGTCTTGTTACATTAGAAGAAATAATTGCTGGTTCTGCTGATTCGTTTCCTAACTTATCTACTGCTTTTATGTATAAATGATAAGGTGGTTTTAAAGCGTTAATTGTTGTACTATTTGATTTTCTTCTAGGTACTTGTACTAAATTTGTTGTATTAAACCATTCTGTTGTTGAAACACCTGTTGAATATCTTATTTCGTAAAATTCAATGTCCAAATCTGCAACAGGAGTCCATGATAATTGCATTTGATTTGAACCAACCATAGAAATATTAAAATCACTTACATCACTTGGTGTATCTTTTGCACCAATAATTTGTCTTGTTGCTGAAACAAATGATGATGTTACATTTATACTATTTACTGCTCTTACTCTTACTTGGTATGTTGCCAAATCAATAACATTTAAAACTTGGTACGATAAAGTTTTACCTTGACCAACTATTCTATATGTATCTGTTACAGAATTTCCATCTTTATCTAATGTTTGCTTAACTTGAACTTCGTAATGATCTACAAATTTATCTGTTGATGCACCAACAGCAATTAATAATCTAGTTATAACTGTTCCATCAGAGTATTCAATCATGTCATCTGTAAGTGTAACACTAGCTGGTGGAAGAATTGAAAAAGGATTTGGTAAATTTGTTGATGGTGGACTTGCTACTTGTGTTTTTGTTGCCCATGTATAATGCGAATCAGAATGCTCAATTAAAGATAAACCCATTGTAAAGTCTTGGTTAAATGTAGCACTAACTACTCTAAATGGTTTTGCTGTATATCCCAAAGAACTATGTGTAATGTTAACTATATCACCTATTGCTAAATCATATGCTTTTGCACTTGCACTTAAACCAAGTTTTTTAGATTCTCTTGATCTTCGTAAAATTATTTCTGCCATCTCTTCTGCTTGATAAGGTGATGTAATTGTTTTGAAATCCATTCGTCCTTCAAGTAAAAAACCACCATCTACCGACTTCATAGTGGCATGTTGATCTGCACTTGGTAAACTTGAATCGTCTATTGGTGGGAATTGCACTTCATCAACTTGGAAATTTCTTTCAGGATTTATGAAGCTTACAATCACTCTGTTGTATTTTGTATTTTTATCTTCACTTGCTAATTTAAGACCACCAAAAATATCATCTTCGTTTAAAGTCATTGATGCACTGCCTGTTGTTTCAATAACCAATTTATATTTTCCTGATGTATATGGCAGATAACCTCTGCAACCTTTTAATAAATCTCTTACATTATCAATTACTTTTTTTGATGTATCTAAAACTGCATTCGTATCAAAAATATTTATATCACTTGCACCTGAATACGGAGTTACTTGTGTTTCACATATAACAGATGCATCATAAAAACTTTGTAAATCAATATCAGCTATTGGTATTCCCTTTCCGTATCTTTCATTAGTTAAAAAATCTAAAATACAAAATGCTGGATTTGTAGAGTATGCCGCTGTTTGTGCTATAAGACTTGAATTATAAGATACAATTTTTTTACCTTTTATTTTAGCTTGTATTTTTGGTATTCCACTAAAACAATCTTGATTCCATTTAAATCTTACAGCTAAATATGCAATACCAGATAATTTATGGTTACTACCCCACGAAGATAATGTTGATAATAAGCTTGATGCACTTTGACCATCTGTTCCAAAATGTGGTTCTATTCTTATAACACTTTCAGCAGAACTATCTTCTACTGTGGGGTCTGCTTTATAAAAATTACTATCAGAACTTGCTACCTCTCTTTGTATGTTATCAGATAATGCACCATCAAATGTTACTACTTTGTCATCTACTCTAATTTCTTCAATAGAGTTAATTTCACCCTCTGCCATTACTAAAGCTACATAAAGATATTGATTTGTTGTACCTGATGTTTCTAAAAATACACGAGTACCACCAAGCAACCTTTCACCATAGACAATAGGTATTGATGCATCATTAGATTGTTTGTTAACTAAAATACCTTTTTCTGTATTATCAAAATCAGTTGTTCCGAAATCAGGAATATCTATATCTGGTTTTAACCAACCAATAGCAAAATCTACGACATCACCAAAAAAATCTAAAGCATCATCTATTATATCACCTGGACTATCACA